AAGTCCAATTTTCATCGCTCCCAGCCCCCGTAAATATTCCCATCCTGCCCCAGTCCCGTCTGCCATTCCATCGGCTTGGCGACCATAATCGCTTGCCGGATTTCGCCCTTGCTTTCGCGGGCAATCGTAACGACCTCTTGAGGAACTGACTGTCCGTACTCCGGCGCGAGTTCAACGGCAAGGTTATGGATCAATGCGCGTTTCCAGCCCGGTGGAAGCTCAATAGTTTGATTAAGCGTGAATGACGAAAGCTGCTTTTCTGACCGTAGATAGAACGTGTATCCAGTCGCAGGCGTTGGATAAAATGTGATCGTCGCAAGCGGGTATGCGTTTGTATAAATCATGGATTCAGGAATTGAACCTACGCTTTTCAGCGACACCAGATCATAGTTTTCTTCTGAAACCACACTGACCGGGTAATCAATCCCGCCTGACCTGACATAAGCGGAAATTATCTTGATCGGGCGAACCGTATTAAACGTGCCGCCCGACCCGATTGTGTATGAAGCCGTTCCAGAAGTAAGCGTGAAGTTTTCCAGCGTCCGGGCATAAACAACCATACTGTCGTTAGACCAGCTTGCGAGCATGTCATTCAACATTTCCAATGCGTCAGCCGATTCATCTGCCGCAGGGTCTTCGCCCTTCGTCAGAATACCCGCTTTCCGCATGGCTGATTTAATTATGCCGAGGGCTGTTGTCATTCAATGGCTTCCTTCTCGTCGTCTTCTTTTGGCTTTGGCGGTCTGCCACGGCGCGGAGCATCAGCCGCAACTTCATCGCCATCAGCCACCCATCCCCCTGCTTTTAACAGGGGAATGAGTGTGCTCTCTGGGGAGAGAACCTTGGTGCCGCCGTCTTTATGAAGTGTAATCATTACGAAATCCTCTTGAATCTCATGAGTGATCTGAGCGCGACAGTTGTCGCCGTAGCATTAGAAGCGTTCTGCGCGACTTGAACCTGCAACGTGCCAGGCAATCCAATCACGGCAACGCCCTTAACATTGACAGCAAGATAAGCGGTCGTGGCTGCAATCATTGAAGCCGCATCCGTAGCCGTTGTGAATGTAGTTACTGCAATAGCGGAGGCTGTGTTGCCTTCTACTGTTGCGCTGATTGCTGTCAACATTCCAGCAGTGCCTTGCTTCAAAGCCGCCTTTACGCCTCCAGATCCCCCGGCGTTTGTAATCAGGCGGATTTCAAATTCATAGGTTCCGGGCACCAGTGTTCCAGTTACAAGCCCCTCAACATTTGCAAGGGTTGTATTTGAAGAGGTTGTGAATGCCGTTGTGCATAAAGCAACATCGCCAATCCCCGCGTTGATAGCAGTGCGCACGTCTTGCGATAGCGCACCTTCGTATTTTACAGTATTAGCTGTCATTTTTTATCTCCATGATGAAAAGGTAAAGAGGGGCCGCTAAGCCCCCCCCATTTAATTAAGAAGTTACGCGAACGGCCCATTCAGGACGCGGAGCGCAGATACCACCAAGGAAGTCAAGACGCATAATCAGCTTATCCGTCAGAACGTCATAGTCACGGATTACGCGGATCGTGAAGCCTTCGTGTGTTTTCTGTGCAGCCATATCCAGCCCGCCCGGCGTAACCAGCGGAACCGAAACCATACGGAACGCTGATTTGTGATAGGCGAGGTTTTGAACATAAGCTGTCGATGCAGCACCAACCGGGGTGATAGCAGCACCATCAACCGGGAATGCGGTGATGTTCTGCAGACCGTTCGATGCAGAAGTATAGAACGCTGGAGCTACATCAAGGGTCGCATAACCAGAAGCATCAGCTGTTTCATCGGCAGTCACAACAAACTGTTGCAGATAACCGAGGTCTTGCTTCGTGATCGGGTGAACGGCATTAACACCAGCAATGGTGAATACAGTTCCTTTTTTCACGGTGCCAGTGGTGGTTATCAGTGCTTCAACAACCAAAGTTGCTTGCCCTTCGGTGCTTACAGTCGTGCGGACTTCAAACACTACGTCATTGCCGTTAGTATGCGTTGGCAACAGGTTGTTTGACAGGAAGTCAAAGCCCATTGCTGTTCCCATACGGCCTTTAATGTACTGCTGCGCGACTTTCACATCAGCGTTAAACAGACCTTTGTTGGCATTGACTGCAGAGCGTTGCGCTGCAGGATTGAGCAGGACATAACGATTGTCCAGATCAGGGCAGGCAAATTCGTCGATCTTCTGACCGGCTGAAAGGATTGTGTCCATATCAAACACAGTCGATCCTGCAGTGCCGACGCTGTTATATGTTGCATCCATGGCTTTATCGAGGAAGGATGCCTCGATCTTTTGCGCCATTTCAGAAACAGCCGGGTCAAGAATACGATTAACCCAGGATTTCAATGCCATTTCAGTGGCAATTTCAGCCGAGGTCAGAGCGATACCTGTTACACGGCGCTCGTCAAGCGTCAGAGCGACTTTTTCTTCCTTTACGTCCTGAATTGCGGAAGTAATGTCAGCGTTTGTGCCAGAAATAAAGCGTGCGTTTTTGTTGATATAGATGGTATCGCCAGCTTGGTAGCCGTTTTTACCGTCATAATCAGACTTGTCCGCTTTTTCGATTGTTTTGCAGAATTGCACCTTGTCAGCAAGCATTTTTGCAGCCATAGCCGCAATAACGCCCGGTGCGTCTTTAAGGGTTTGGATATCGTTAGCCATTTAGTTCTCCATTAAGATTTGCGCCACTTGTCAAGCTCGTTCGGAGACATTTGACTGAGTGGCTTTTGTGAGGATTTACCCGCACCCTTCAGCGAACCGATTGGGGCAGGCGCTTGTTTTGGTTGTGGTCTGGCGGCTTGCTGTAAATACTGCATTCCGCGCTGTTCGGCCTGAACAAGGTAATTTGCAGCGACATGGGGAGGCATGTAGTAAATGTCCTGTAGCCTTCCCTCTTTCGCCAGTGCGTAAGTAGCGGCAGGCGCATTATCGATCTCATACATGAGAGCGGCAATATGATCTGGCATCTGCTGAATGATTGGCGCGTTTTCCCGAATGGTTTTGTTTACATCGGGATTGCTCGTCATCATTTCAGTCATATGCTCGGCCATTGACTGATCCTGGATCTGTCGGGCCATCTGCTGTTGTTGTTGCAGGGCTTGTATCTGTTGCTTATTCGCTTGTTCGGCTAATTTTTGTTCAAGGGTAAAGTTCTGGTCTGCCTTCATGTAATCCAGAACACTGTCGAATTTCTCCATGACGGGAGCTTCAGGCTTGTTCTGTGAAAACTTCGATTGCAGATTTTGCATCTCGGCTTCTAATGCACGAATACGCGCACGCTGATTGTCGATGTAACGATTCTTTTTATTCAGCGCCTTCTTGATCGTTTTCATTTCCTTATCGACTTCGCCATCTTCGGAGGCAGTATCATCAGGCTCTTCGCCTTCAACTGCTTCCTGTTCAGCGTTATCTTCAGAAACGTCATTAGTTTCATCGGCGGCATCAGTTACTTCCGGGGTTTCGACTACCTCGGTTTCTCCACCAGCGATTTCATTTTCGATTTGCATTTATACTTGCCCTTCCTGATACACACCGCTTGATTGCGGTATCGTGCTAAGAGCCATTTGCATCTGCGCTTGTTCAGCGCGGCTAGCGGCCTCTTGTTCCTTGATGTCAAGTTCTCGCTGCTTCAGTTGAAGCTCTGCGGCCTTGATCTCAAATTCCATTTGTTGTTTTTGCTGTTCGAGCTGCAGCTTCATAAGCTCAAGCTGGTTCTTCGACTGATCGCCCTCGGCTTTGATTGCCGTATCCTGCGCTTTGATTTGCAGCTCACCCTGCTTATTTTCCAATTGCATCTGAACGCCTTGCGCTTCGGCCTGCATCGCCTGCATGGCTTGCTTAAGCTGCTCGTTCTCAGCTTTCAGCGCCATGACTGCTGGATCTTCGTCGTTATCTTCGAGCAAATTAGGCCGCACGAGTTTCCGCATACGCTCTGACAATGCCTGAGCACCGGGAAAATCCATATATTTAAACATCAGATCGCCCGCGACCTCGATAAGCTGCGGCTGAGACTGGATGACTTGCTGGAAGAACTCGGCGGCTTCTTCGCGCATTGTTGCGAAAGACGCGCCTGTCGTTACGACAACGTTGTATTGCCCCTGTTCAAGGAAGAATGGACGTTCCTGCCCTTCTACCATTGCGCCATTAATGCCAACCTCGTCGGAATCTTCCTCTTTGCCAATCAGACGGACGATTTGCGGCTGGCTGTAAATCTCCGGGATAGCGGAAACCAGAACTCGGCCCAAATGCGTGATAGAGCGCACGAGGTTATCACCAAAATGATAAACTGCCCGATCGCCTTCCATCTTGCGCTGGTTGATTGCCACGCCTGAAGTCTCATTGCTGCGCTGGCCTATAAAAGCATTATACAGCCCCATCGTCGCCTTGATGTCATCAGCGGCGCGCTGCATGGCGTTAACAATACCAACCGGGATTTGCGGGCCGGGGTTCATTTGAGGCGGCGGTGCAGGGTTGCCTTTTGCGTCCGTCTGGTCATAGCGTAGGACAATCGCATTGTCTGGATCGGTATAATCAGCCGCATAATTCTCAGTCGTACCGCCAACGGCGATAATTGTGGATTTGGGAGCCTTCATCAGCAACTCGGCCTCAGTCGAAGCCCAGAAGTTATAACGACGCTGCGGGTCTTTTGCTTTACGGATGAGGGAATGGATACGGCGTTCCCCATCCTGCCATGCTTCCTCTCCATATACCGGAATGATCGGGATATATTTGCCGGGGAAGGTTGTTTCTTTCAGAACGTCAGAGCCGGACAAATGATAGCGGCGAACGGTACGCTGCATCACCTCGCGGGTATTGCCCATATCATCGGAAATGGTGACAGGCTCTTGGTAAATCTCGAAATACTCGCAGATGACAACTTGCGATTCGTCTTGCTCGTCTTTTGGGTCTTGACCGCCAAAGGACACAGGGTTTTTGCCCGGATATTGCTTCTTGAAATCAGCAACGGACATTTCCTCAAGAACCCACGCGCACATGGCATCAGAGCCATCAGGAGAAACGCTGTTCGGGTCGAGATAAACGGCAAGGGGATTAACCACCCGCTCGATGTATAGCTCTTGGTCAAAGCCCGTATCGTCCTTGTAGCGGTGATCGACGCGGATAAAACCAATGGAGCATTTAATCGCGGAGTTGACAGCGTAGTCATAGGCATCATCAGCATTGGATGACTGCTCGATGTCGCGGATCATACCTTGGAATATTTCGGCGGTTTCAATATCGGCCCCGCCAGAATGCGGAATGACGTTTACGCTCGGCGTATTCATCCGAATGTCGTTACTGACCTGATTGACGAATTGCGTGAGCTGGTCGATGGTGAGCGCAGGGCGATTTCTGCGCTTGCGGGAGGCAAAGGCTTTATCATCCCACTGCGCTCCGGGTTCGTCGGAGAGGAAATACAGGTCATCTTTTGCGGACTGATAGATATGCGACCAGTACCCTGCCGCATTCTCATAACCATCTTCGGCTTCTTGGACGATATCGGACAAAAAATTATTGCCTAGAATTAGATATCGGGCTGCGCGCCATTGGGTACAATCGGCAAAAACCGAAGGTTCCTTAAAATAACATTAACATAGCCAAGCGTCAACCCATCCATCCTGTGCGGGCTTGGTGAGCGAAGGGATCGTTTACTTTGACAATGGCCCCGCGTTGCTTCCCTGCGGCAATAGCGGCATAGCGGGCTGCATCGGCAGCGTGCGATGTCCAGTCATGACGGGGTTTCTGTTTGAATATCGCCCGATCATCATCCCATTCATAACCATAGTTTTCCAAAGCATGAAGCCCTTCCCGACATTTATCGGCATCAAAAACGGAATAAGTTATTGTTTGCCGTAATGTTTCAATACCGGGGGTAATGTCGCTTTCGCGTGTCAGAACGGTATTAGACAGCCCCATAGCGATTAACTGCTTAGACACGCTATCACCCCGAATATTGCCGTGGCCGCCATCATGGGGCAGGAAATGGCCATGCATGGCGTAGTTATAGGGCTTGCTCTTGACGACTTTGGCATAGTGATCCAGTTGCTCTCCAGCGTTTTCGTAATATTCAAGCCAGCGCAACTCCCGCCCGACGAATTGCAGCCACCAAATGCTAGTGGCATCCCCAAAACCAAGATCCCATGCCGTAAAGACTTCCGCGCCGGGGTCATAGGGGACTTTGGTTATGCGCCCTTCCTCACGGGCTTTGGCTATCTGGCGGGCATATACCGAACCATTCCGGCGCGTATCGGGCATCCCTTCCCAGATATGCGCGTAAGCATCAGGGTCAGCGATTTCCAGCTTGCGGCGTTCCTTGTCCAGAACGGCGGGGAAGAATGGATTATCCTGCCAGCCTATTTTGATCGCTATCGTGTCGTCCGATTGCGTCATGACAAACCGTTTATGCGTTGGATCGGTGACATTTTTCGGGTTATAGGACACCCAGATTTCAGAGCCTTCTTTACGGATCGTCGGGACAAGGATTTCCCATGAATTGTCAGAAACATTCTGGGCTTCCTCGACCCAGCATATATCAGCACCTTCTAATGATTTAAGGTCAGTCGTGTTATGCTTCAGGCCGCGGAATTTAAATTCTGTCCCGTTTTTGCCCCGGATAACATCGCGCTGAACCTCGTAAAAATCACTCATGGCATGCTCGCGGATCAGATCAGACAGCAGGGCATGAACAGAATCGCTGATGGATTTCTGGATTTCGCGGGCGCAGATAATGCGAAGGGGGTTTTGCATTCCCATGACCAAAAGCGTCCTTGCAATAGCATGGGACTTGCCACCGCCGCGCCCGCCATACATGACCTTGTAGCGTTTTGGCTGGAATAAGAATTGGAACTTACTGGGGATCTGGATTTTTATTGACACTATTCACCAGTTCAACGGTTACTTTTAAATCGGTCGGCTTGCCATCAGCGCCAAGGGGTTGAAACTCCTGCCGCATGGTTTCCGCCCACTTCGCCCGCGTCTTCAGCCAGAATATAATGCTTGTCGTATCATCGGCCATGCATTTCTTGTAAAGCCTTTGCGCCACTTGGGCATTCGCCTTTGCCGTGGCAACGTCTAATTCATGGCGGTAGTATTTCCGCAGCGTCTTGTCATCAATCCCGATAACCTTGGCGATGTCCTCATGCGGGATGCCATAGGATGACATAGCCTCTACCGTTGCGCGATTCTTATCATCCGGCTCATGCGGCTTTGTCATTTAGCACCTCAAATGGCTTTCCTGTCTCAGCATGGATTGCCTGCTTGCCTGTAAAGTCCTGCCAACGTTTGATGATGACATCGCAGTATTTTGGGTCTAGTTCCATCATGCGGCAGTGGCGGCCTGTCTTCTCGCAAGCGATAAGGGTAGAGCCTGAGCCACCGAATAAGTCCTGCACCAAGTCCCCGCCTTTCGAGCTATTGTTTAAAGCTCTTTCAATTATAGCAACTGGCTTAGGGGTTGTATGTCCATCGACGGTTTCTTTATTGCACTCCCAGACTGAGGTTTGCTTGCGGTCACCATGCCACTTATGGGTTCCATTATTCATCCAGCCATAAAGACAAGGCTCGTGTTTGGATTGGTAATCAGTTTGCGACAGTGTCAGGCTATTTTTAACCCAGATAATCATACTGCTGAAATGGAAATAAAGCCTGAAACATTCGTGGAATATATCGGCGCACCTATCTGAGTGGAATACATAACAAGATGCACCAGATTTACTGGTGGCAAGGATATTGGCAAAAGATCCGTCAAGCAGATCTTTTAACCCGGAACGGCTATCGTTATTTATGCCCTTGTAATCCACACCATACGGCGGATCAGTAAACACCATATCGGCTTTCTGTCCGTCCATAAGTTTTTCAGCCGCATCAATACTCGTGCTGTCGCCGCACATAATCCTGTGGTTGCCCAGCAGCCAAACATCGCCAAGCACAGTCACTGGCTGGATGAATAATGG